TCGTTGTTGCATATCTTCTGTTATTATCAGAATCTACATCTCTTAAAATTCTAAATTCTGCATTTTGAATAAATCCATCAACAATCGTATCCGTTAATACATTACTATCAACTTCGGTATAATCTCTAATCTGTTGTACTAATTCTGAATAATTCATTATGTTATACTAATTGTTACACTCCCTAAATTTACTTGTGCTTGTCTTCTTGTATTAACTGAAGATCCATTATCTGGAATCATACCATTGTTTGAATTAAATGCAAAGGCCCCTGGTAAAGTTAAATCAACATTCATAAAACCACCATCCCCTGATGCCTGAGTAAAGATTTGTGGTCTAGCATTTCTTAAACCTTGTCCATCTGCAGTAGTAGGTTTTGGTTCTAATTGTGGATGCTTAGGTTCAAATTCAGAAATATGGACTCTGGAACCATTCCATTCAATAACCATTTCTTGATATGGAAAAGCTTGTCCACTTCTATCTGAAATAAACTGTGCATATTTTCCTTTTGATAAATTAGACATTTGGATAATAAGTTTTTGGGGTTATGAAAGAACTTGAAGGTGAACCATCTTCTTCTAATGCTCTTTTTAATTCATCTTCATAAAGTAATTTCATTTGTTGCACTAATTGTGGATTAAATTTTTGTGATAAATAATATGCAAGTCCTGATACCATACACGGTACAAATCGATATGGAACATCGGCTTCATTACTATAGGCTCCGGCATCTTGGATTCTACTAACGTAATAATAGTTTAACAGGTTTCCGGCTTCAGTAGCTCCTGGAGTTAAATATAAAGTGATTGTAATTTTATCTATAAATCGTTGTACAAAATATTGTGTAGGTGTTCCTGTTTGAGTTTTATTTGAAAGACCTTGATATGCTGATCTATTTATTTTTGTTAATGGAAAATCTACACCAGATGAATTTCTATATACTGCTTCTAATATATCATCTACACCATAAACTGCAGTTGCATCTGAAGTACCATCAGCTGTAGATCGATACATTGTATATTCTGTTTGACCATTAACTAATGTGATTGAATTATTTTTTACTTCCCAAAAATGCAAACCTCTGTTAGCCCATTCTTGAAACATTATGTTTAAAGAACGTCTTGCTGTTTTTATATCATTACCTGAATAATCAAATCTGCCTAAACGTTCATAAGCTTCAGTAATTATATCATCAATATAAAAACTTGTTTCAAAAGTTGTTGTTCCAGAAGTTGCCATTTAAACTCCTATTTGTCTAACAATATTGTCGCTGCTGTTAAACCTGATATTGCATTTACAGTCATAAAACCTTTAAATAAAATTCCATCTTCTGGAAGATTAAAAGAGAACACATCTCCTGCTGGACAATCTCCAATAAATTGTGTTCCAGTTTCATCTTGTAAAGTTATTGTTCCTGCACCTGCTGTTGCATTAGAAAGAATAATTCCTCTAAGTCTTGTTCTTCCTGCAAACACAGATCCAGTTGCTGTAACTCTTACTGCTTTTACATCACCTTTAGCTGCCATAATTTTCTCCTGTTAAAATTGTGTGGGGCCGAAGCCCCACATTAATTATTTATTATGCTACGACTGCACCATTGTTAGAAACAATGACCCAACCAATTGTACTAGCCCAAACTAAACATACTGTGTCATTAACATCAGCAAAAGCCATGCTAGTTCCATTTGCAAAAGTAGCTGGAGTAACTGTTGCAGTTCCACCGCCGTCAACAACCATAGTAATGATTTTCATTTGACCAACAGTTGTACCATTAGCTAAAGTAACTGCAGCAGCACCAGCAGCTGTAGTTAATTCTGTAACTAAGTTAGTTACATCAGCAGCACCTGCTCCAGATAAAGCTTGAACTCCACCTGTTATAGTTTTGCCATAAGATGCATTAGTTGTAATTGCACCTGTAGTAGCGTTTTTTGTAATTGATTCAAAACCATTTTCCGATCGGACTGGTCCTGAAAAAGTTGTATTTGCCATAATTATATCCTCCTAGTTTCCGAACATAGTCTCTAGGCCGTCGACTATACGCGTCTATGTTCTAATTAATTGTATAGTAAGATAATTTATATAGTAAATTATTGAATAGTGCAAGATATCCCTAGGCAATATAATTGATTTTAGATATTTATAAGTCCTAATTATCCAGCGTAAAGGTGAACTTCACCATCTAGTGGATTTGTATGGACTTCTTCTTCCTGTTTCCTGATGATTGATCTAATTACTATTTTGATCTCATCACCTAGAACAGACATTTCTGGCGTTATTTGTCCTTTGTTTTCAAGAAACAACTCATTCCATCTAGATTCGAGTTTCAGTTTCTTGGCGAACAATACCATGTTGTCCTGAGCCATTTGTAACCTCCTCATAGGTTATATAAAAACCATTTACAGTACTTGTATATTGTAAATCATTTTCTTCCCATTTAATATCAGATTTTCCTAGAAAGTCAATGATAGGTTTATGTAGCTCCTCAACGGTATTTATTTCTATATCACTTTCTAATTCAAATTGTGTTTGAAGATATTTTGTAAAAATTTTAACTAAATATTTATTCATGGTTTTTTCTTTCTATATTGTAAATGAGGCGGGATTGTGTCCCGCCTCAAATTTATTAAGTATTACGCACCTTCAACGCCGAAGATACCTCTGTAGTCAGATACACCAAATGAGTATCTTTCTCTAGCCTTGTATCTTACGTTGCCAGTATCGAAATCACCTTCCATAGCAGTTTTGATAGCTGCTCTTTCGAAGTATTTCATTCCATTAGGCACGTCAGTGATAATGTAGAACGCATCTGGATCAGTTAAGAAATTGTTCACTCTGTAACCTTGAGGAACCATTCCCATAGAAACGATTGCGTTGATATCATTATCAGCAGTTCCTACTCTACCTTGAGACTTCATCAATCTCTCAGCTGTAAATTGAAGCTCAGAAGGAACGATCATTTTCACTCCTCTAGCAGCAATTTTAAGACCTCTTTCGTCTGTCATTGCAGCAATGTCAATTAAAGACTGCTCCAATGAAGTTTCGTTTAAGTCCGCTTGAGTTGTTAAAGTGTTTTTAACTGTACCCGCGATTGTTGGGTGAGAAGTGTTAAATAATGAAACACCATCCCCTGAATCGAAGTTATCAGTTGTAGGTAAACCCTGAATTAAAGGGTTAACTGCTTTAACTTGTTTTGTGTTCGCCATAGATCTAGCTAATGCTTTAGTATATCTACTAGCAAGTCTGTCATACAAGTTATCTTCAATCGCTTCTTCAGTGATTGAAAACGCTAAAGCTACAGTCTCGTGAGTGTATCTAGCAGTGTAAGTCTCTTGAGCATTGTCAAAAGCCACGCCAGCACCTTCCGATTTAGTCTGTGCTTGAGCAAAACCTGATAACATAACTTCTTCTTCAAACGCTCTGTCTGAAGATTCAGTAGTGTATATCTCAGCATGCTGATTCTCATAACGTTTATATTCCAAGCCGAATAGAGCATTCAAACCTGGTTCTAGTTCTTTAACTAGTTGTCCTCTAGATATCGCCATAGTTCATTACTCCTTATATTCCGGCTGTTTGTTTCAAGAAGTGTTCATTGATTTCAACAACAAAATTTACATTAGCAGAAGCTAAGTCATTGTTGTCTGGATCTTTTGAAACTCCAAGTACTTTTAATTGACCATCTGATGCACTTGCAGTTGAATCATCTAATTCTACTTTTGAAACGTAGTTAGCTGAATCTCCAGCAGTGTATATGATATCGTAATCCATGAAAACATCAGTTTGCGCAGACGCAAGTGTGTTATCAGATTGAATTTCGAATCTTTCATATGGGTCGTCGCTTACGAAAGCAACAATATCCGTAGCGTTAACTTGCGAATAGTGATTTGCCCACGTAGGCTTTTTAGTTGTAGGGTCTGTATAGAATACACCGTTTAGTGAACCTAATAGTACGCTACCTACTGCCGCTACATCTATTGTTCCTGCCGCAGTTGCTTTAACTGGGTCATTGAAATAGATAGTAGAAGTATCGTTAGCTGCAATACTATATTCACTCAAACCGCCATTGTCTCTATTTTGACCTACTTTTCCAATCGGTCTTAGACCGAAAGCGCTATCTTTATTAGCCATAGTAGTTGTCCTCCTTAGACATTATTAGTTTAAGTGTACTCTGTTGGTTTTAGAAATTCTGTAATTAGGATTTCTTAGTACCACCAAAAGTTACACGAGTTTGTCTATCAATATTGATAGGCATACTTGGGTGCTGTTCCTTCATAAGATCGTTATCTACTGCCTCAACGTTTTCTTG